TGGACTACGCGGCCAAAAACCCCGACGCGGACCAGTGGGAGGTAATTGAGTTTCCGGCGATCCTGCCGTCAGGCAAGTCGCTGTGGCCGGAGAAGTGGCCGATCGAGCAGATGCTCAAGACCAAGGCGTCGCTGGACGCCAAGTACTGGACGGCACAGTACATGCAGGATCCGTCGTCTGACGAGGCGGCGATCATCGCGCGGTCGGAGTGGCGCGTGTGGGAGAAGGACAGGCCGCCGCGGTGTAGCTACATCATCCAGTGTCTCGACACGGCGTCAGAGACGAACAACAGGGCGGACTTTACGTCCATCACGACGTGGGGCGTGTTCACCAACGAGAGCGAGCGTGAGGAGCACCAGATCATCCTGCTCGACCGAGTGAACGAGCGCATGCAGTTCCCCGAGCTAAAGGCCAAGGCCATAGATCAGTTCAAACGCTGGGAGCCGGACGCGTTCATCGTCGAGAAGAAGGGCAGTGGTGCGCCGCTGTACCAGGAGCTGCGGCAGATGGGGTTGCCAGTACAGGAGTACACGCCGCACAGAGGGTCCGGGGACAAGGTAGCGCGTCTCAATGCAGTCGCTGATATCGTGCGCAGCGGCAAGGTTTGGATACCCGACATGTGGTGGGCAAAAGAGCTCGTCGAGCAAGTGGCACAGTTTCCCAACGGGCAGCATGACGACGACGTGGACACGTGCTCAATGGCACTGATGCGGTTCCGGCAGGGCGGGTACCTGACGCTCGCGACTGATGACGCCATCGGCGACAACACGCCCTTCTACGGACGCCGCGCGGCGTACTACTGATGAGCATCCTCGCGTGGCTCAAGCCCGACGACTGGAAGCGCAGCATAGCGATGGTGATACTTTGGGCGTACGCATACCAACTCGTGGTATGGCCCATCTGGTTCAACGCAGTGGTTATCCTGTCGGCCATATTCCACGTGAACATACCTGCTCCGATAATCGTGCCTTGGGAGCAGCTGTTGGCTGGCACGACAACACTTGCCACTGTGGGCGGCATTCAGGCTTGGCGGGAAAAAGGTGTGCCAGAGGCGCCAGCGCCATGACAAGCAGACTGACCGATGCCGACTATGCAGACGCAGCGAATGCGCTGGGTTGCGAGATTGGAGCCATCAAGGCAGTAGCGCAAGTCGAGTCAGCTGGCGACGGGTTCAATCTCGACGGAACGCCCAAGATCCTGTTTGAAGGGCATCAGTTCAGCAAGTTCACCAAGGGGGAGTTTGACCTGACTTATCCCACACTGAGTTACCCCAGCTGGACAAAACAGTTCTACGGCAAGACGCAAGCCCAGGAACACCAGCGACTGACCGAAGCACGCAGGCTGCATTCCACGGCGGCGCTACTCAGCACAAGCTGGGGCAAGTTCCAGATCATGGGGTTCAACTTTGCGGCGTGCGGGTTCACCAGCGTAGATTGGTTTGTCAGCGCAATGTGCACAAGCGAGAAGGCACAACTCGACGCATTCGTCGAGTACATCAAGACGCGTGGTTTGGCAGATGAACTGCAGGAACACCGCTGGGAGGATTTCGCTCGGCTGTACAACGGTCCACAATACGCCTTGAATAGCTACGATACCAAGCTGGCGGCGGCGTATGACGAGTACAGCACAACGTGACTGCAAAGGACGCTAGATGATCGGCACACTCCTCACTGGAAAGATACTGGCGATCGGCGCTGTTGCGGCTGCGGTTGCCATCGTGGTTGCGTCCGCGGCAGCCGGTGTGGTTGGGTACAACAAGGGAGTCGCTGCCGACAAGCAGCGGTCGGACCTTGTGATCGTCACGATGCAGAACGAAGCGCGGGCGAATGTGATCGCCGCGGCTCAAGAAGCTGAGGCAAAAGCGCGCGATCTTCTGGCAACGAAGTTGAAGGCTGAAACCGAACTCTTGAAGGAACGTGATGCAAACAAAGTCCTGCGCGAAAGTAGTGTGGCTTCTGCCGCTGCTGCTGATCGCTTGCGCCGCGCCCTCGCCGCCGCAGCTGCCGGTGGTGTCTCCGCAGGTGAAGATTCCGTCGCCGCCTGTCGTGAGCGAGCCGCTGCCTTCGGGAGCGTACTGGACAAGGCACTGCAAGCTCATGCGATTTGCACAGGAGACATTGAAGATGTCGCCGCAAGCTATCGAGCAGTGCGCGCAGCTTGGCCTGTGATCCAACCGGGAGCGAAGTAATGGCCACCAACGTCGACAAGGGCATTTACCAGGACAGCGCGGTGATGCCGGATGTGCAGGATCAGCTTAACGACAGCATCGAGGTGGAGGTTGTCGACGACGTCCCCGGTGAGGAAACGCCTCTGGATCCCGACGCGATTGCCAACGCGTTGATGGCCAAGATCAATGACCATGGGGCAAACCTTGCCGAGTCGATGGAGGACTCGGACATGGCATCGCTGCAGTCCGAGCTGCATGACTTCTACGACGCCGACTTGCGTTCACGCAAGGATTGGGAGCGTACCTACCGCAAGGGCATGGAGCTGCTTGGCCTGAAAGATGAGGAGCGCACCGAGCCGTGGGAGGGAGCATGCGGCGTCGTGCATCCCATGCTATCCGAGGCAGTAGTGCGCTTCCAGTCGGAGACGATCACTGAGACGTTCCCAGCCGCCGGGCCGGTGCGCGCGAAGATCATCGGCAAACCAAGTCTCGAGCGGGACAAGGCAGCGTTGCGTGTCACCAATGACATGAACTGGCGGCTGACCGAGCAGATGCCGGAGTACCGCACCGAGCACGAGCGCATGCTGTTCAACTTGCCGATCGCTGGTTCGGCGTTCAAGAAGGTCTACTTCGACCAGTCGCTGGGGCGCCAAGTCAGTCGGTTTGTGCCGGCCGAGGACTTTGTCATCAGCTACGGTGCTTCGGACTTGACAACGGCAGAGCGGTATTCGTGCCGCATGCGCTATACCAAGATGGAGATCGAGTCAGCAATCGCTGCTGGCTTCTATCGCGACATCGACATCGGCACTCCAGGCAAGCGCAAGGACGAGATTCAGGACGCCAAAGACAAGCAGATCGGCTTGTCAAGCATGGACGACGGGCGCTACGAGTTCATCGAGATGCATGTCGACATTTCCGAGCATGGCTTGGGAGTGGAGGATGGCGAGCATCTACTGGCACAGCCGTACATCATCACCATCAACCGCGAAACCGACCAGATCATGTCGGTGTATCGGAACTGGAACGAAAACGACAAGAAACGGATCAAGAAGCAGCACTTCGTGCACTACAGCTACGTGCCGGGCTTCGGGTTCTACGGCTTCGGCCTGCTGCACTTGGTCGGTGGCCATGCACGCTCGGCGACGGCACTGACACGCCAACTGGTCGACGCGGGCACGTTGTCCAACTTGCCTGGAGGCTTGAAGGCCAAGGGGCTGCGCATCAAGGGTGACGACACCCCGATCGCTCCTGGCGAGTGGCGCGATGCGGAGGTAATCGGCGGGCAGCTCAAGGACGGGCTGTTCCCGATGCCTTACAAAGAGCCGTCGATGGTGTTGCTGCAGTTGCTTGACCGTGTCGTTGAGGATGGGCGGCGCGCGGCATCGACCGCGGATACCAAGTTGGCGGACATGACAGGCAATACGCCTGTTGGCACTACGTTGGCAGTGCTCGAGCGCACGCTCAAGGTGATGTCGGCGGTGCAGGCGCGAGTGCATGCGACGTTGAGCCAGGAGCTCAAGCTGCTCAAGGGGTTGGTGAAAGACACGGCTCCCAGCTCGTACGCGTACGACGTCGACCCGACACGCAAGGTCAAGAAGGCCGACTACGACATCGTAGAGATCATCCCGGTGTCGGACCCCAACGCTTCAACGCTGGCGCAGCGGGTGGTGACGCAGCAAGCTGTACTGCAGCTCTCGCAGGGAGCACCGCAGATCTACGACATGGCAGAGCTTCACGGCGACATGCTGCGCGTGATCGGCATTCGTGACCCGGAACGCTTGATACCGCAGCTCAAGGATGGCAAGCCGAAGGATCCCGTCAGCGAGAACATGGCCATTCTTATGGGCAAGCCGGTCAAGGTCTACGCGTACCAGGATCACGAGGCGCACATTGCGGTGCATACGGCGGCAATGCAGGATCCCAAGATTGCGCAGTTGATGGGGCAAAACCCGCAGGCGCAGATGCTGATGGCTGCCGGGCAAGCGCACCTTGCGGAACACATCGCGTATGCCTACAGGCAGCGCATGGAGCAGGCTCTTGGAGCAGCACTGCCGGATCCCGAGGATGACACCATTCCCAAGGAGATGGAGTTCCAGCTTGCCGGCGTACTTGCGCAGGCAGCTTCCAAGGTACTGCAGCAGAGCAAGGCTGAGACAGCACAGCAGCAGGCTCAGCAGGCAGCGCAGGATCCAGTGTTGCAGTTGCAAGCCAAGGAGCTGCAGATCAAGGAGAAGGAAGTCGGGCTCAAGGAACAGAAGCAGGCGGCCGACATTGCGCTTGCAAGCAAGACGCAGCAGGATGACGTCGCGTTGAGACTCAAGGAGCTTGGAGTCAAGGGCACAGTCGCGGACGAAGCCAACAAGGTCAAGAAGCTGATCGCCGGTGCGCAGATCGCGTCGAGCCAGCACGAGGGGGCTCAGGAGCGCAATACCAAGGGGCTTATCGCAGGTGCGCAACTCTTGGCAAACGCGCAGAAGCCTAGTGGAGAAGGCGCATGACAGTTCGAACAGGCGGCTACATCACATTCGGCGCTGGTGACTTCGTCCGCACGGATCGCGGGATCACGTGGGGCATCAAGTGCACCGTGATGCCGGAGAGTGGCGTCGAGTTCATCACCATCTTCTCGCGCAACAACGACGGAACGTGGAATGCTGAAGCC